CGTATCTGCGAGGATCACCCGCTGCATCTCCTCGAGCAGGTCGCTCAGCGGCCGTCCCAGCATGCTCTCGATCAGCATAGGGACCTCACCGCCGACCAGATGCGCCCCACCTGCCCCAGCGCCTGCCACTGTCCGGATGGCATCAGGACCTCGTCGATCACTCGCTTTACCCCGTACCGCGGCGAGTAGTCGTGAAAAGCGATAAAGCCGCCCGCCGGCACGAACTTCTCCCAGGCGCGATAGTCCGCCAGGCAGGCCCGGTAATGGTGGTCTCCGTCGATGAACAGCAGCCCGATGGGCCGCCGCCGGCGCTTCGCCGCAGCCAGGGAGTCCATCTGCACCGGCGTGATCGCCTCGCTCAAGCCCATGCTCTCGACCTGCCGCTGGAACGTCTGCCACGTCTCCTCCGCGGAATAGTGCACGTAGGTCCGCCCCGCCCCGGCCGTCCACAGGTCGACGGCCCAGACGTGCGCTCCCTGTCCGGCCCGCGCCCCGGCCGCCAGGAAGCAGCTGCTCTTCCCTTTGTGGCTGCCGATCTCCACAATCCCCTGGTTCGCCGGCACCCGGGCCGCCAGCCACGACAGGTGCTGCCCCTCTTCGTCCCAGATGCCCCGCGTCGAGTTGCCCGCCCCCGACAGGAGCGCGCACAGCGCCGCGTTCTCCGGCAGAATGAGCCTCATGTCCTCTGGCATTGCGCCTCACAGTGTCTCACGATGCCCTCCGCCGCCACCTCCGCCGCCCGTCCCGCGTTCGGGTACAGCGCCGCGCTCGCGGCGCGGCGCCGAAACTGCTGGTCCGGCGGATCCTCGATCGCCCGCCGCACTGCCCCCACCAGATCCTCCGCCCGGTTGCACTCCACCCCCACGTCCGCGTACAGCCAGAACCGCACGCCATAGTGGATCTGCCGCCGGAACGCCGGGCTGTTCATCACCACCACTGGCCGGTCCAGCGAGGCGAACTCGTAGAGCGTGCTTGAGGCGTCGCAGATATAGATGTCCGCCCGCCTCAGCACCTCCTCAAAGTCCTCTTCCACCGCGATCCCCATCGCCTCGTACGCCGGCCGCAGCCTGCCGATGATCTTCGGGTGTCCGTGCCCGATCAGCCCGGGGAAGGCCGCCGCGAGCGCTGGGATGCCGCTCTTCATCGCCGCCCAGGCGTTGCCGGCCTCCGGGCAGATCCGCGATTCCCAGTGGAAAGAGATCGCCACCGTCGGCGGATCGTCCGGCGCCTTCCCGGGTGCCCTGTGCCAGCGATCCAGTTTCGGCGTCCCCGCTACCACCTGCGGAGCGTACGGGTAGGTCTGCCCCGTTTTCGCCGCCGTGATCTCGTTGGGCGCAATGAACAACCCCACCTGCGTTCGCAGACCCTCGCCGCCGGCGTACCCCGCGTGGTGCTGCGGGAAGGACAGCCCGCAGCCGTGCTCCATCAGGATCAACGGCCGCGGGCGCGTCGCCACTCGCTCCAGATCGCTATAGGCGGACACGACGACGGGCCCCGAGCCCGGCGGGTTCACGAACGGTTCCAGCACCGTCCCCGTGATGCCCCGTTTGGCCGCATGCTCCTCCATCTCCCGGCGAATCCAGAAGGTGCCGCGCCGGTCGGCCGGCAGCGCCTGCCAGATCGCCGCCAGGTGGTCCAGAAAGTGCGTGCGCCCCGCCAGCATGTCGATCGGGTGTCGGTACTGAATCCGCGTCCCCGCCGGCCGGTATCGCCCCGTCGTCACCGTGTCCGCCTCCTCAGCCTAACTGCCGCTCGCCGCGCCCGACAGGTCGACCACGCAGAACGCCTTCGGACGTAGGATCCCGAATGCGCAGCGCATCTCCGCCAGGATCGCGACCATGTTCCGCACGAAAAAGTCACTGTGCGAGTCGCTCACCTGGATCGTCGCCCGCTCGCGGTCCCACAGCACTGCCTTGCGCCAGTCGCCAATGATCGCCGTGCCGGCCGTGATAGCCTCGCTCTCCACCACCGGGTACCGCCAGAGGCGCTGCACGCCGCCCTCCGCCGGTCCGCCGTAGTAGTAGCGGTCCTGCGTGTCCTTGAGGAGGTCGATCACCTCCGCGTCCTCGGGGTGCACCAGCCAGGCCGTTGGCCGCGCCCGGCCAGTCACCCGCACCTTGGTCACCGCCTTGCGCGCCGTCGTCAGCAGATCTGTGGTCCAGCCCTGCGTCTGCACGTCGGTGTTCGCGAGGATGCCCTCGAGATCCTCGCCCAGGCCGGTGCCGGCGACCATCTGGTCCTCGAGCTCCTTCTCGAGATCCGCCCGCAGTTCCTGGTCGATGATCCCCCGCAACTGCGAGGCGTCCGACAGCGCCCGCTTTGTCGCCGGGATCCAGACGGCGATGGTCTTCACCGTCGCCTGCACCTTCTTGAAGGCCATGGCGCCTTCCGGCTTGTAGGAATCCGCGTCCTGCGCGCCGTCCGTGGCCGTCGCCTCGGGCACCGGCGCCGCTTGGGTCACCGTGGCCGTCTGCTGGACGAACTCCACCGTGTCGCTCTCGGTCGTCCGCTGCGAGATCAGATCCCGCACCGTCAGCACTCGTCGGCCGTAGGGCTCGAACAGTCCGGTGTAGTCCGTCTGCACGAACGCCCCGCCCGACGTGGCCGAGTCCCCCGTCAGGAGCGTCTTGAACTCGATCGGCGGGCTGGTGAACCCCTTGGCCCCGTCCGGGAAGTGCCCGCTCGGCGCCATCTGCTTCAGCCACGCCTGCCAGGCCGCCGACGCCCCGAACTGCTCGCCAAGCGTCTTGCCCCGCCCGGCCGCGCCTCCCGCCGCCGGCGGCGGCATCTGGCCAGCCAGCGTCATGATCTGCGCCTTGAGCGCCTCGTCTCCCTCCGCTCGGTCGATCTGCGCCTTCAGTTCCTTGGCCTCTTTGAGCAGGCCCTCGACCTTCTGGCGCTCCTCCGCCGTAAAGTCCCTCCCGCCGTCCTCGGCAGCCTTGCAGATCGCCTCGGCCTCGCGCAGGAGAGCCTCTTTCCGGCCCATCAGTTCCTTCGCATCCATGTTCGTTCCCTCTCGCTATTCCAACTCGGCCATCGCCACGTGCGTCGCGGCCACGCTCGGCAGCGCTCTCGGCCGGCCGCCGTCAGCAGCGGCCTTGCCTTCGCCCTCGCCTTCGTTATCATCCGCGCCCGCCCCATCGCCCTGCTCGGCGCACTTGGCGCCAAGTGCCACCGAGAGGTCGTGTATCTGCTGGATCTGTTCGAACTCCTTGGTCGTGTGCCGCGCCCCCACCTTGGCCGCCTTCAGCTCCGGCGGCTCCACGTCCGCGTCCCGCAGGTGCCTGGCCAGGTGCGCCCACACCCCCTCGCGGTCCGCTTCCGGGATCGTCGTGCCGCCTCGCCCGCCGTTCAGGATCCCGATTCCCGTCTGGCAGGCGCGCACGTTCGCCGGCCCCGGGTTCCCCTCCCCGTCCACCTCGTGATGGATGAACCGGTACGTGCTCTTGACCGTGGGGTCACCCTCCGGATCCTGCCACGCGTAGACGCGCCGGTAATAGGCCACGTTTTCGCCGCTCCGCACGCGCCCTTCGTTCGCCGGCCCGTCCCACGCCCCCGTGCTCGTCGCCGTGGAGTGGCTCCCGAGCGCCGCCTTCACCCCCAGCAACTGCGTCTCGGGGTTCATCCCCACCAGGCAGGGTCCCACCTCGAGCAGGTCGAGTTCGTGCAGTTCGTACACATCGTCCTTGTACTCGCCGCGCACCACGTCGTACGCGAAGGAGAACTCCGCCAGGGTCCCCCGCTTCATCTTCTTCCAGACTCGCCTGGCAAAGTCCTCCTCCAGATCGAGTTGCCCCTTCACGTACAGGCCCGAGTCGATCTCCTTGGCCTCCACTACCTGCCCGATGTGCGCGTCCAGGTTGTCCCATTCGTGGGCAAAGATCACCGGGATCGGCCGCCCCTTCGTTTCCCACCGGCCGAGGCTCTCCTGGAACGCCCCGGGCATCACTTTCTCGCCGGCGCGGTCCACGTTGTTGAATACCGCGACCAGGGCCTCGAATATCCCCTGCCCGTCCGACTCTGTCAGCGCCTTGTATTCCGCGCTGAAGGCTTTCGTCTGCATTGCCCTTACCCCCCGAACGCCAGGCTGCACTGGCACCCCGCGTTATCGTCTGCCCCGCCCTCCGGATCCCCCGGATACCGCAACCCGTTCGAGAACAGGTCGTCGATCCCTACCGTCTCACCGTCCAGCGCCGCGTGCGAGTCCCGCGGGTTCCCGCTGTTCACGACCCACGTCTTGCTCCGCAGGCCCCCCTGCTTGGCTCCCTCGCGCGCCCCAAAGTTCGCCGCCCGCGTCACTCCCGTGATCGCGATCTCCTCCGCCCGCGTCGTGGCCGCAATCTCGAACACGTGTTTTAGTCCCGCGCGGGGATCGTCTTCCGTGAGCGCCGCGGCCAGCCGCGTCCGTGTCGCCACGTTGATCCCGGCCGCCATCGTCCGCGAGACCGCGCTCAAGTAGTCGTACAGCAACTCCGCTACGATCTCGGCCCCCAGCGCCACGCCTACCCGCTCGGCCCATGTGCGCGCCGTCATGACGTTCAGGGGATAGATGTCCGCCGCCAGTTCCTTGTCCCAGCGCTCGCTGTCCCGCCAGATCCCCTCCACGTCCGGGATCTCCCCGCTGGCTGGTACCCGGCTCGCCATGGCCTGCCCCTGCCGCCGGAAGTATTTCGCGAGTTGCGCCTTCCATTGGGCCATGTGCCGCCGCCGCTCCTCGATCCCCGTCGGGTCAATGGCCCCGGCCGCGGCCGCCTTGGCCCCCGGCTCGCCCGTAGGCCCGGGGCCGGCCGCCTCGGCCCCGAGCCCTGCGAGCACCGCCGCCTCCCGGCCCCCAGGGAGCACGGCGGCCACATCGTCTCTATCGCCCTGCGCCCCGGCCCCCGTCGTCTTCGACGGGTCAGCCACAGTCTTCTGTGGCGCCGGCTCCGTCTTCGGTGCCGCCCCCGTCGTCTTCGACGGGTCAGCCACAGTCTTCTGTGGCGCAGTATCCCGCGGCGACGCCTGCGCGCCCACCAGCACGTTCAGCGGCGTCACCAGCGCGTTCGCGTCCCCGCCCATGCTCGGCAGGTTCATCCGCGCCCGCGCCTCGTTCGCCGTCATCCACGGCCGCCCCACCGCGCTCTGCAGGCTCTGCGTCTGCTCGTCAAAACTGCCCTGCAGTTTCTCCGCGATATTGAACTCGAGGTACAGCCCGTCCCGCTCGCCAAAGTCTGGCAGCAACTGTAACTCGAACTCTTGTTCTAGCATGGCCAGCCACGGCCCCAGGCAATCCTGGTACAACTGCTTGTGCTGCTCCCGCACGTTCGAGTACGTCGCATGGTCCAATATGCCCACCATGGGCAGCGGGATGTGATAGGCCCGCGCGCATTCCTCCCGCGATAGTTTCCGCCCGGCCAGGTACTCGCTCTCCTGCGCCGAAAAGGAGATCTGCCGCCAGGTCATCCCCTCCTCGAGGATCGCCGTCCGCCCGCTGTTCGCCTCGCCAGCATAGAGCGCCTCGAACTCGTCCTTGAACCGCTCCCTGGCTACTTGGCTCCACTCGGGCGCCTCCGCTGGCCGCTCGATAATGCCGTTCATCCGCGCTGCGTTCTTCCAGAAGCCGGCCCGGTACTCACCCATGGCCTGCTCTTCCGCCAGCACGCGCCGTAGCGTTTCCAGCGGACTCAGCCCCACCAGTCCGTTCAGCGGGTTGTACCCCCGGAAGTGCACCATGTCCGCCGTCGGCACCTCGCTCCGGTTCGCCCCCAGGTAGACCAAGTACCCCGTGGGCATGATCCCGCCGTTCACCTCCACCAAATCGCACGGGATCCGCAGGAGCGCCCCCACGCTGCCGTCCGGGCGCCTCTTCTTCCAGAGGTAGGCGTTGAAATAGATCGCCAGGTCTCCCACCAGCGCTTCGATCATCCGGTACCGCGTCGTCAGC